CTTGATAGGTTTATTATGAATAGATATCGCGAAGATCGCGATGAAACTACGACGGCCGAGGTCACTTGGACTGGGTCAACGTCGGGAACTGCATGGAAAACAACAATGCCCAATAGAGTAAAAAACTATTGCGGATGTGGTCGTACCACGCTTCCATTCACGTATTAAGAGCGGGGAGATTATCAATAACCCTGCGACTATTACAAATGATAACGAATCCATGCCTGCTGGCACCTTTACGTACAAGAGGGTATATGATGATCCGGAGACTGAAGATTGGGAAACCAACTTCACCGGGCCTATATATCCATACTTGACTAGAGACCACAAGCCTGTATTCGACCTAAGCTTTTCTACTGGCTTAGACCTTACTGCCATGGCAAAACAAAAGGCCCTGTCTAACATCGACAGTACGCCCTATAGTTTTGCTGAAGATCTAGCGGAGATTAGAACCACCGCTAGGCACCTGTTTTCTCGTGGGCGCGATCTCAAGAATCTTAATACTTCCTTTTCTAAGGCAGTTAAGAACTTAAAGAGACGTACCCGTAAGGAATCAGCGGCAGTTGTTGCGCGTGAAACTTCGCAGCTTTACTTAGAGTACCGTTTTGCGGTATCGCCTTTAATTCGGTCAATTGCTGACCTGATTGAGGCATCCAATGAAAAACTTGGCTCTAGGGAGAAACGTGAAACAGCAAGGGGTTTTGAAGTCCACAGGTCGAACATTAGTTCTACTGTTCCTTTCCATAACCCGAGTTTAGGGTTTATGGCAAAGGCTGTGGTGAATCACGAGGAAATTGTTAGTGCCGGGATTTTATATTCCGTTACTAACCCTCTAAAAGGATTCCGCTTCAAATACGGACTTAGAAACAAAGATATACCTGTAACTATGTGGGCTATTGTGCCCTACTCGTTTATGGTAGATCGCGTTTTTAATATTTCCCAGGCTCTTCGTGCAATCACGAACCTGTGGGACCCAGATGTGCATATCCACGCGGCATGGTGCCGGTCCAGTGTAAAAACTGATACCGTGTACTCGTGCGACGGTGCGTTTCCTGAACAGCTAAATGATAGCCTCAGGACGCGCACCATTGCCGGTTCGACTCATAGAGTAGAATCGTTCAAGTACGTACGTACGCCGTGGACACCCTCTATAACTGATGCTATACCGACGCCCACTTGGGTTAAGTTAGTAGACAGTTTCACAAAAATAGCTGACATTACGGCCTTGACTCATGTAAATCTGAAACAGGGACGTAAATAGCAGTTTAACAACGGAGACAATTATGTCTTTAAATAACGCAAGCATCCTTTCGGGTGCAACACTATCTTTTACCGGCGGTAGCTCTTTAGATTTTGCTACCTTAGGCCCTCGCGAAAACGGCAATGTACTTTATGCCACTGATGATTCGGATATCCGAACCCGTCGTGAAATAATTTGCAAAGCAGTTCTAGCTTCAGCTAATCCGGATAAACCGAATGGCTATACGCAGTCGCGTAGTGCTATTACTCTGAAAGTCCCAAAGGTTCTTACCAATGGTTCGATCACTGTCAATACAGTTCGTATTGAGGTTGCTACAGATGTGGAAACGTCGGAAACAGAAAAGAGCACATTGCGTGATCTTGCTGTACAGGTGTTGTCAGACTCAGATTTTACCGAGTTCTGGAATAACCAAGCCGTCGTGTAACTTGTTGTGTTCTTGAGGCCTTTCCACTGGCCTTGAGAGCGTTACAGTTTATCTACAGAATGTAGGAAAGAAACTTCATATTAGGAGAATTCCAATGAAGAAACGTAAGACGGGCACTGCCCGGCTCTTTGACTTTCTGCCAGCATCAACTAAGCTGCAGAAAGCGATTGCATTAGATCTCGATAGTCACCCTCACACTGAGTATAAGAATGACTATCATATAACCCACCTTAATGCTCTTGAGCATTTTCAAAAGGTCCAGAAATCAGCAAGTTTGAAGAAATATGCTGACCCTGGATTAGGAGTAGACCATGAAAGACAAGAAAAAACGTACGAGAAATTTCGTACTGTTCACGCTCATATGCGCAGCTTCAAGTCTGTTAACAGACTTGAATTACCAAGCTGCACTGAACGTGTCTTATCAACTATGTGCCGTTCTCGAAGCGTCCTGCTAAGAGCCCGGGCTGTCGCAAGACAGCTTCTTACTCCTTTCCATACGGAGGAGTGGTTTCTCGCTTGTCGGAACTCAAAAGGTTCTTCCATAGGCGTATCATTTAGGGACACTTCGCTAGAAGCGAAGTTTACCTATCCACTCTCTTGTACGGAACGGGTTATACCCTTTTGGAACATGTACTTGGATTTTGACCCACGGTTAAAATCTGCCATCGACGATTTCAATTGTCAGCCGGCATCCCCTAAACGGGAAAAGTATAATGTTGTAGAAGGATCTAAGGCTACTACTGTCCCAAAAGATGACTCTATTGATCGGATGATCGCTATAGAGCCGACACTGAATATGTTTTTTCAGCAAGGTTTGATGGCGATGATGTACGATCGTATGAAAATCATCGGTTTGGATGTCGAAGTTTTACCCGAATTACACAAACAACTCGCAAGAGAATCAAGCATTACGTCGTTAAATGCGACAATTGATTTTTCCTCTGCGTCGGATTGTGTAAGCTACGATTTCATGAAGTGGCTTTTGCCGCCTGATTGGTTCGGAGCTATTGATATGTGCCGGTCACCAACTATTGCCATTCAAGGCGATGTTGTGGATCTTGACATTATTAGTACAATGGGCAATGCGGTTACTTTTCCGCTTGAAACTATCGTCTTTTATTCCCTAGCGCATGCCGTCCTCCTCGAATCATCCGGTACTAATTCTCTCTACCCTTCGTGGGCAGATTTTAAGAAAGTATCGGTGTTCGGAGATGATTGCATACTTCCAACGGTTAACGCTCCTCGATTCATTGAGGTTTGTGAAAGTGTTGGCTTCATTGTAAATAAGGAGAAATCCTTTTATAGCAGCGAAGATGAGGGTTTTAGAGAATCCTGCGGGGGTGACTACCTCCAAGGATACGACGTTCGGCCCTTTCACGTGAAAGGGGCTGTGTCAACTAGGCTTAGCAGCTTGGAACCGTGGGTTTATACTTGTATAAATAAACTCGTACCAAAGTATATAACATACTTTGGGGAACGTGATTATTTGTACGAGAAATCCGCATTGTTCTATCTGCTTGGCCTTTTGGACCAGCACGGGATACCTGTCAAGGTTGTTCCGCCCGACTTCCCAGAAGATAGTGGTATTCTCGACTATGGTGACATTCGTCGCCTGTTCGGGACCTATAACGTGTCGGCTTCGCCGGTATATATAGGTAAGCATGGCACACATCGCTTCAACTTTCTTAGGTACATTTACCCGAGCAAAGAGAAAAGAGATGATGCGCTGCGCTTTTCCACGTGGATTAAAAATCCGTCTACCTCTGCAGATGAGGCGGGTGGGGTCTTCGAGACCTTTACCCGCTCCGTCCGCAAAGGGGGAAGCTATGTAGTAGGGGTCAGCAGGTCCAGTCACTGGACTTGTAGCTTGTAGCTTTACAAGCTGACCGCAAACAAACACAAAGACAAGTGAGGCCTCATTTGGCCAAATTTATCTAAGTTGCCTAAGGGATGCAAGTGCA